ATAAATGAGAGTATGAGAGAAATAAGTAAAATAAGGGTCTCTGTCTCTCAACAAACACGAAAAATAGAAGCGTTTGATGCAACCCTATCTGAGTCAGAAAATAGAGTAAAGAACAAGGTCAAAGAATTCGAATCTGAGATAATAACAGCAAGGAACTCTCTTTTAGGTGTGATAGCTTTATTTGCATCCTTTTTTACATTTATCTCAATCTCAGTGAATATTTTTTCTCGAGATATGTCTTTGAGTACTTCTATATCAGTATTGCTCGTTATTTGGTCGTGCCTGGTAAGTTTTATTTTTATTTTCATGGCCGGGATTAGTAAGGGTGGTAATTTCTTCACGAGCTCAGCATTTATAAAGCATGCGATATTTATGGTTGTTCTCTTTATTTCTTCATTTATAATTCCGAAAGTGATTTTTTCAATTATTTCAGTCACATGAGTTTTTTATTTTCAAAAACGGTGTGAAAATTGGCTAAAGTTATAACAATATGAAGATCGTACGGTGTTTTTTTGGGGGGGGGATGGTGATGACGTATTTGTTTATCAATAAAGAGAGGGGTGATTAGAATGCAATAGATGTGCAAATTTAAAAGTTCACATCGTTAGATGACATGTAATTAACATCTTTTGATTTGTGCGGTTTGGTAGCGCACTAACTTAATGGATACTAAATATCCTTACTAGGACTAACTTAAACTTATGGGTTAGGGCTTAGAATGAGAATAATAACACTTTATGTTTGTTCTGTGATTTTATCAAATCTGATATTTGCTGCTAAAAATTCAGTCATAAGTAAAGTAGTTACTATTTGTAGTTCTTTACCGATAATTAATATTAAAGCTCAGTCATTGAAGATTAGTATAAAAGTAAATAATTCGTCATTGATTAATAACCAAAGGTGACATCTGCACAGTAGACCAAATGGGCGATGAGGTTTTCTTCAGGGAAACTGAGGTTGCTATTAAAAAAGTGTAAATTTGTGCCGATGCATCCAGGGGTATATCGGGATACAATTAAATTTAATCTGGAAAACCTTGAAAAGGGCATTTATCGTCAAATCTCTACCATGTGGGTAACTCCGTAGTAAGCTGAGGGGCTTGTAAGGACTAACTACCGGAGATGTGCCTGAAAAAAACATTGCAGCATGATAAAGCCCGCTTCGGTGGGTTATTTATTTCTGTTATTTTTGATTAAAAAACAAAAAGTAGTTATTGACTTCCTGCTGGTTATTTTGTATGGACCCTTGGCAGGGAAAGTTACTTTTTTGCAGCAGTGTGATGAGCTCAACCTGCTACCCAAAGAAAAGTTACTTTTTTGGCAGTTGGTAAAACACTTTTGTTGACGGAGGAAAAAGTAACTTTTGGGAATGGGAGGCTGCAGAACACTTTTGTGTAGCTATAAAAGCTGGTATCAAGGCTGTTTTTTTATTTAAAGCAACCTAATAGGTTCGTTTACCATGATTAACAACGTCAAATGTTCTCGGGTTGTCATCAAACAACTTTTTAGGTTGTTTTCTTATCTGACAAAACAATTTGTTTTATTGCTTGTGTAATTCGATGTTCATTTGTCACCATAGATGTTGTGCGGCTATTTGTGTTTATTTAAAACACATGCCACTTTAAGGTATGTTGTTGTGTTTGTTGTGTTTTAATTTTTTTTGAAATATTTCTTGATGTATTTATGTGTTGTGGTATTAATTAGGTTGTGTAATGCTTGTATCGATGCTATTTCATTTCCTTGGGGCGTTTGTGTTTGTTTGAATAATTTCATTAGGTCAGGCTTGAGATTTTTTAGGGGATGTATGGGTTTAACTTGGTAACAGTTAATCAATATATGGAGGTGATGTGGTTAAACGTGTTAAAGGACGTGAATTGTTCTATGTTGTAAGCAAATGTCGTTCGAAGAAAAGGGTAATTAGAGGTGTTGAACCAATTAGTAAAAGAGTTTTTTTTGCCACTATAACAGATGGAAGCGGCGCTGTAGTGTGTTCATTTCGATTAGAAGCTAATGAGCGGTATATTCTTTCTAATCTGAAAGGTGAGGTCTCTACGAGAAAATTAACACATGATGAACATCATTGGTCAAGAGCAACTCTGGTAGAAGTAATTCAGGAAATGAATTCTAAAATTGACTCTTAACAGCTAGATACATCATACTTGCAGTGCTGGTCTGAACAACCTGCCACCTGACAGTGATGCGCCACCGGAGAACGTGATGGCGCAGCTTCACTTAATAATACAATCTCAAGGTATCCTGATCCCAGCAACGCCGGAGACCAGCGAATTTCTGCAATCAAAATGCAAGCTCGGCGCCGTTCTGGAAGCCGACTTTAAGCTTGTCCGCAACCCGGCGTTTCATCGCCGTTACTTTGCTTTACTCAATCTAGGCTTTGAATATTGGGAACCTACCGGCGGCGCAATCTCTTCGAACGAGCGCAGGCTGATTCTCGGTTATTCAAAATTCCTTGCATCCCATGGCGGTAATGGATCGGTATTCCAGGATATCGCCGAGCAGTATCTTGACCGCGTCGCAGAAAAACGAGCCGGAAGCATCAGCATCTGCAAATCCTTTGACGCCTATCGTTCATGGGTGATCGTCGAAGCCGGCCACTATGACGCCATACAGCTGCCGGATGGCACACTGAAAAAACACCCTCGCAGCATTTCTTTCGCCAGCATGGACGAATGCGAGTTCCAGGAACTGTACAAAGCATCGCTCGATGTTCTCTGGCGGTGGATCCTCTCTCGTTCGTTCAACAGCCTGCAGGAAGCTGAGAACGCCGCCAACCAGCTTTTAAGCTTCGCGGGGTGATGCCGATGAAACTCTCATGGTTTCACCATCTCGAATGCACAACGCAGCAGGCCGACGAATTGGTAGCGAGATATCGCCAGCGGGGCGTAAAGGTCGAACGAAGCTTAAACCCTGACTTTATGACATGGACCGTCAGCGCGCAGCTGGTGGAGGACAAAAATCCGCCGCGGCCAGACTCTCGCTGGCGCAACAGGATGTGGGGGTGAGTATGGCGAACCTTCGCAAAGCGGCCCGAGGCCGCGAATGCACAGTACGGATCCCCGGGTATTGCAATGGCAATCCGGAAACCAGTGTTCTGGCGCATTACCGCCTGGCAGGTACCTGCGGAACTGGATGCAAGCCGGACGATACCCAGGGAGCAATTGCCTGCAGTGCTTGCCACGATCTCATTGATGGCAGAAAGAAAACCACCGATTACACCCGCGACGAACTGCGTCTGATGCATGCCGAAGGCGTGCTCAGAACATTGGCTATATGGAAACAAGAGGGGTTACTGAAAGTATGAAACTCGAAGCATCCTTAAAACATTTTAGCCCTCAGGGTATGCACATCAGCGACGATGTGAAAAGCACATCACCTGATCGTCTCAACGGTACGGATGTTATGGCTGGTATTGGGGTGACAAGCAGCAGGGCAAGGTTCGGACTGGCAGCGTTCTTTGGAAAGACTGGCATCAGCAAGACAGATGAGCAGTTGGCCGTCCAGGCGCTAGCGCGGTATGCGATTGAAACCGCACCGAAGAACGTACGCAAAACCGCGGGTAAAGAGCTGGGGCACTGCTGCCTGATTTTGGCGAAGTTTGCTTTTGCGGAGTATTCCCGGTCGGCGGAAACAACGGGAGCCTGCAGGGTATGCAATGGTACCGGGAAAATTGAAACAACCACTACGGAACGCAAAGTCTCTAACCCGTGGGGCAAAGCTCCATATTGGGCGAAAAAATCCCGTGCTGTCCGTCCTTCCGACTGGGATAAGTGGACTGAAGTAACAGCCAGCATAAGCGCTAAATGTGAAGCTTGTGACGGTAAGGGAAAGATAAACGCACGCTGCCGCTGCGGTGGTACAGGCCAGGTTCTGGACCGCAAAGCGACAAAAGAGCAGGGAGCTCCGGTATATAAAATCTGTGAGCGCTGTTCGGGGAATGGTTTTTCAACGATGCCGTCTACTGCTGCTTATAAAGCGATTCTGACGCTTATCCCAGACCTGCACATCAGAACATGGACACGCAACTGGAAACCTTTCTGCGATGCGCTGGTGGACCTATGCTGGAGGGAAGAGAAGAGGGCAGATACAGAGTTTCAACGAGCAACAGCTGATTGAGTAAATGGTCACATTATTTTGCATTTTAAGCGCACGATGCTTGATTTTGTCCGAAGTTGTCGTGTATATTTTGAATCGTGGAATAAAATGCCTGAACGATAACATTCATATAAACCCTGCTACTGCAGGGTTTTGTGTTTTTGAAAACAAATGCCTGAAATCGGCAATAAAGTGTGATCTGAATCAAAATGCCATGTACCAATCTTAAGGAATATTAAGGAACTGTAAATATTCTTTATAGGTGATGGTCTTATGGCGTTAAAAGATATTTTTGTGCGAACCGAACCTCGCAGACGGCATTATGGCGTTGCATTGTTTATCGGGCTTATTTCTGGGGTGGTTTCAGCATTTGTTAAATGGGGTGCTGAAGTACCATTACCACCGCGTAGTCCTGTCGATATGTTTACCAGTGCCTGTGGACCAGAGTCATTAATTCGAGCTGCCGGGCAGATTGATTGCTCCAGAAACTTCCTTAACCCTCCTTATATTTTTCTGCGTGATTGGTTAGGGCTGGCCGATCCAAATGCGGCTGTCTATACCTTCGCCGGACATGTGTTTAACTGGGTAGGCGTAACACATATCATATTCTCCATCGTGTTCGCGGTTGGGTATTGTGTAGTTGCCGAGGTGTTTCCAAAAATTAAGCTGTGGCAGGGTTTGCTTGCAGGTGCACTCGCACAACTGTTTGTCCATATGATTTCGTTTCCGCTTATGGGCCTAACCCCACCGTTGTTTGAACTACCATGGTATGAAAACGTTTCTGAAATATTTGGACACCTGGTGTGGTTCTGGTCCATTGAGATAATTCGCCGGGATCTGAGAAACAGAATTACGCACGAACCGGATGCTGAAGTTTCTCTGAATTCAGCATTCAGATAATCCAAGCTGCAAAGCCAGACCCGCATAAAATGCGGGTTTTTTATACATGTGATTAGTCGCTCTTCGATAGCAATGTTCGCTGCGAAGGTAGCTGCGACTCATGCAGAGTGTATTGACGCTAGCTATGTTTGCAGCATAACGTATTGATGTGGTGAATCCCCCTATGCGGAGGGGCGACCAGTCAGTTACAGAAACCTGTAAATGCAGCGCGGGCTATGCCGACTGGGGCATGCTCACCGGGAAGCACCCGGCACCACATTTTCACTAAACGAATTTAAGATTTATGGCAGGTTTACTTTTGCGGTTGCCCTTCTATGTTTATAGAACGTAACGGCAAAAGTGAATGCTTCCTCGTAAATCGGTAGCTCGGACTATTAGGAGTGCCTTCGATTCGTTACTACCTAGAATGCCTACTTTCTGCCCGCCTTCAGGCGGGCTTTTTTACGTCATCAATATGGCGCTTCAGTAAGCTAAGGTAACTTCATTTGAGGGCTACGCTTTGCGTGGCCTTTTTCATTTCAGGCTCACGGGCATCATTATCGATAAGTCTCGTTGTTCAATTAGCCCGATGGGCCTGCCCCCCCTAATTCAAACAGCACCCCGTTAGCCCGGAGGTGGAGACTATGAAAATGAACAATCAGAACGAGAATATCGTTACCCATTTCTTTGCGTGGCTGGCTGCTGTTGCCTCGATGCTGGGGATCACTACCCAGGACATGGTTTATATCCTCTTTGGTTTTATCGGCGTGGTGATTTCTCTCGCGTCGTTTGTGCTGGGGAGGATGGATGCGAGGAAAGAGCGTAGCGAAGACAGTAAGCGAACGCAGTTGCTGGCTGATTATCTCCACGGTGTGCAGCAGAAACCGGTTCGTGAGCGCCCGTCATCAGCTGAAGTGATCACCGAATCAATGAACAGGATAAACAACGATGGCGCAACTGACTAAGAGGGCCGGTGCTGCCGGTGTGGTTTGTTCTGTCAGCGCGATTATCGCAATCGTGCTGAATGCCGGTAACGTACGGACCAATGAGCGAGGCCTCGAGCTGATTGGTAATGCTGAAGGTTGTCGGCGTGATCCGTATGTCTGCCCGGCCGCCGTTCTTACAGATGGCATCGGGAACACTCACGGAGTTAAAGCTGGTGTACGCAAAACTGACGCGCAGATTGCCGCTGACTGGGAGAGAAACATCCTTGAGGCCGAGCGCTGTGTGAATACTTACGGCAATGGCCGACGGCTAAGCGACAATACATTTTCGTCGGTAACATCGATTACCTTTAATGCAGGCTGCGCCAATATGCAGAAATCGACGCTGTTTGCGCTGCTGGGAAAAGGCCAGGTAACGCAGGCATGTAACCAGTTCACCCGCTGGGTATACGGCGGCGGGAAAGTTCTTCCCGGCCTGGTGACCCGTCGCGCCGCAGAGAAACAGCTCTGCCTGGACGGTGTGGAATGAACCGCTTAACCGCCATTACCAGTGCAGTGGTTATTTTGCTGCTTTGCTGCGTTTTCTCATGGCGCGCTGGCTGGAGCTCTCACGCTGACCATATCAACGCTCTGGCGGCGGAGAAAAAAGAGAAAGCCGAAAAAACCATTCAGCCAGTAGAACAAAAGGCCGCAGCCGCTGCAGAAGAGGGCAAGGTCATCTACAAAACCATAACTCGCGACGTGGTGAAATATGTTCAGTCTCCGAATCGTACTGTGTGCAAGTTTGACGATGATGCTGTGCAGCTGCGCCAGCGTGCCATCGACGCTGCCAACGCCATCCCCGGATTTGATGACGGAGCCTTGCAAAGCAAGTGACGCAGGGAAAGACAGCGACGAAGACCTGCAGGCTGATATCGAAACAGCTCAGTGTCTGCGCCAACTGCGGTTAGATAAATACCGCTGGCAAGCCTACTACCGGGCGATAAGCCAGTAGCAGGACTACATCCGCACTCAGTGTCTGAGGTGACGATGCTGATACTCTTCATTCTCCTGTCGATATGGCTCTGTCAACTATCGGATCTGCGGGTAGTGAGGCACAAACCGCCAAAAAATACTATTACGTTACGTTTTTATTGATGGGTTTGGAGGGGAGGGGTTATTCTGTAGGTTCTTAATTTATTGCGGGAGGGAGTGCTGATGTTCCTAGATAATTTTTTTGTATGGAATGAATTTAGACGTTTCAAGTTAATCCTGAATAAACATGACAAATTTGCACAAACTCGGCACATATACCTTGATTTAACCAATCAAAACCTGAGCCAGTCAAATTATCTAAACGACCTTGTGTCCGCTTCATCAACATTTGCATGTGATAAATTTTTCATCAATGTGAACGCGGTATCTCCGGCGTTAAGGAATAACCTCCCTGCAGGCTGTAAAGTTGTCTTTCTTGATGCTAACCAAGAACCTGAACACAACAATGACGGATATGATTTTTACTATCAGATTTATGAACCTGATAATGAATACAATTCAGAGCCTTGGGGCTATGTTCCTCAAATCAATAGACTTATGTCTTTAACTTATTTTGAAACTTACAGTTACGAACGATAGGGTTGCAATTACCATTGCAAAAGCCACCTCTCGGTGGCTTTTTTAATGGTTATCGAATAGGGGGAGTCTCTGCCGGTATGCACGATTTCAGTAGAAATAAAAAACCGCTGGTGGCTGCCGCTCTACCTCAAAACACTGACTTTATTCTGCCTGATGTTCCAGTGCGAACCTGATTACGAAAAGACAGCAGCGCTCATCACTAAACATGGAATCAGCCAGAAAGTGAAGACTGAACCAGTACGAAAGAATACGGAGTAATCAATGGCAAAACCGGACTGGGGCGAGCTTCAGCAACGGTTCCTGTCCGATCATGCCGCAACCGGCGTATCACCGAAGGATTGGTGTGAAGCGCAGGGACTGAATTACGCTACCGCCCGTCGATACATCAAGAAACCCACTGCGCAGACTGCGCAAAAACCTGCGCAGAAGAAACTGCGCACTGCGCAAAAGGGAAAGTGCGCTGAAGAGCTGGTGGATGATGATGGCCTCACCGATCAACAACGTTTATTTGTCGCGGAATACCAGAAGGACAACAACGCCACGCAGGCTGCTATCCGTGCCGGGTACAGCAAGAAGACAGCGAATGAGCAGGGAGCAAGGCTGTTAGCAAAAGTTAGTATTGCGCAGGCCATTGCGCAGCAGCAGAAAGCATCCATTGTGCGCACGCTTGGAAGTGCTGATGAAGTGCTTGAGCAGATGTGGCGCCTGGCAACGTTCGACGCCAACCAGCTTTCTCAGTATCGCCGCGGGAGCTGCCGTTACTGCTGGGGCTTCGGTCATCAGTATCAATGGCGTGATGCCGTGGAGTACGAAGAGAAACGCCTCGAAGCGCTTGAGCGAAAACGTCGTGAGCCTGTCGATGTTGGCGGCTACGGTTACGACCACACCAGCGCACCTAACTCTGAATGCCCTCGATGCAATGGTGATGGCATCGGCCAGCCTTTTTTCGCCGATACGCGCAAGCTGGCGCCTGATGCTGCGCTTGCCTATTCCGGTGTGAAGCTTGGGAAGAATGGCGTAGAGATTACCGCTATTAGCCGCGAGCGAATGTACGAGGCGGTGATGAAACGGCTCGGCCTGGCTGATAGCGAGTTCGCCCAGCGTCTGCAGCTGATTGAAATTGAGCGCCGGCAGCTGGAGGTTGAAAAATTACGCAAAGAGCTGGCTGCTGACCCGGAGGATGACGAACCAACGCCAGTTGCAATCAATATCAACGTAGTCGATGCACGAGTGAGGGAAGAGGATGGCGATAGCACCGACGCTTAATATCCCTCAGGCCAAATTCCTTGCGATGCAGTACAAATTTAAGGCCTACGTCGCCGGCTTCGGTTCTGGCAAGACGTGGGTCGGCTGCGGTGGTATCTGCAAAGGGATGTGGGAACACCCTAAAATCAACCAGGGTTACTTTGCGCCAACGTATCCGCAGATCCGTGACATCTTTTATCCCACTGTTGAGGAGGTGGCCCACGACTGGGGGCTGAATGTCAAAATCAACGAGGGAAACAAAGAGGTTCACTTCTACGCCGGGCGCCAGTATCGCGGAACGACGATCTGCCGCTCGATGGAGAAACCGCAAACCATCGTTGGTTTTAAAATCGGTAATGCGCTGAATGATGAGCTGGACGTAATGCCCGCCAAAAAGGCGCAGTTAGCCTGGCGAAAAATCATTGCTCGTATGCGTTACAACGTGGCCGGTCTTCGTAACGGGATCGACGTCACCACGACGCCGGAAGGGTTTAAATTCGTTTATCAGCAGTTCGCAAAGGCTGTACGCGATAAGCCTTCGCTCTCAACGCTGTACGGCCTGGTGCAGGCCTCGACGTTCGACAACGAAAAGAATCTGCCGCCGGACTATATCCCGTCGCTGATGGAGTCATACCCGCCGGAGCTGATCAAGGCTTATCTCCGTGGCCAGTTCACCAACCTTACCAGCGGGACGATTTACCATCAGTTTGACCGTAAGCTGAATAACTGCAGGGAAGAAGAGCAACCCGGTGAGCCGCTGTATATCGGTATGGATTTCAACGTTGGGAAGATGGCCGGGGTTGTTCATGTGTTACGTCTGGGGCTTCCGTTTGCGGTTAATGAAATCGTGAAGGCTTACGACACCCCTGACATGATCCGCATCATCAAAGAACGGTTCTGGCTGTACGACGGCAACGATTATCGCAAGGTACGGGAAATCTATATTTACCCGGACGCTTCCGGCGATTCCCGTAAATCCAGCAATGCCAGCGCCACGGATATCGCTCAGCTTAAGCAGGCTGGCTTCAATGTGGTTGTTAATGCATCAAACCCGCCAGTGAAAGACCGCATCAACGCGATGAATGCCATGTTCTGCAATGGTAACGGTGAACGTCGCTACAAAGTGAATGTAAAGCGGTGCCCGGTGTACACCGAGTCGCTTGAGCAACAGGTTTGGGGCGAAAACGGTGAGCCGGATAAAACGGCGGATAACGATCACCCCAACGATGCCGGTGGGTATTTCATTGTGAAGCAATTCCCGATCATCAAACCGACTGGAAAAGTCACCCAACTGCGGATGTAAAACCATGCCTGATATTTCAACGCCCAACCTCGACTATAACGACATGGTTGAGGCATGGGATATTAATGATGCGCTGATGGGCGGCACGCTGGAAATGCGCCGGCAGGGGAAGTTGTATCTTCCGAAATGGCCCAATGAAGACCCTGAAAGCTACAAAGAACGATTAGCGGCTGCAACTCTGCTCCCTGCCTATGAAGAAGCGATCAAACAAAACATAGGGCGCGTATTTGCTGAACCTACGGTATTGAGCGAAAGCGCGCCCGAAAGCATCAGAAAGCTATCTACTGACATCGACATGGAAAGTAATCGCCTTGATGTATGGGCGCAGCAATTCTTTAGCATCGGATTTCAGTATGGTCTGGTTCATGCGCTGGTGGACTATCCACGAGTGGATACTCAGTCCGTAAGAACAAAAGCTGATGAAATAGCAGCCGGGAGCAGGCCATACGTTACGATGCTGAACCCTCGACAGGTCATAGGCTGGAAGTCGAAAGTTGAAGGGGGAAAGGTCATCCTCACAGATTTGCGTATTCGTGAATCAATCATTGTTGATGGAGATGACTACGGGCAGACGAAGGTTGAACAAATTCGGCATATCATGCCCGGCAAGGTTGAAATATACCGCCGCAAAGCAGTTGATAATGGAGTAGCGCAATGGACGCTTCACGAAGAATGGGCAACCAGCCGTAACGATATTACGCTGGTAACGCTCTATACGAAACGCACTGGTTTCATGCGTGGATCACCGCCACTGCTTAATCTCGCCTTACTGAATATCAAGCACTGGCAGAGTCAGAGTGAACAGGACAACATACTTCATGTCGCTCGCGTGCCGTTGCTGGTGGCTTACGGTCTGGCTGATGGCGAAACGTTGACGATAGGTTCTTCCTCTGCGACTCGTTTCGATGACCGTCAGCGCCAGGGACTGGAATATGTCGAGCATACCGGGGCTGCGATTGAAGCTGGTGAAACGTCGTTGGAAAAACTGGAAGATCAGATGCGGCAGGCCGGGGCAAAACTCTTACGTGCCGAGAATACCTCTACCAAATCCGTTGATCAGACCAATGAAGAGCGCATGCAGGAAAACTCCCCTCTGTATACGATGGCGAGCTCTCTTGAGGACGCCCTCGATAACATTCTGCAGATCATGGCGGAATGGCTGGGCGAGAAAGAAGGCGGCAATGTCGACGTACGCACAGAGCTGGATGTTTCAGCCCAGACGTTTGATTCCGCAGCTGCAACAGCTGTGCAGTCGCTCCGTCATGGGGGTGATATACGTCAGGTCGATGCTGTTCGCGTATTGCAGGCTCTGAAATTTATCGATCCGGATGCGAAGCCCGAAGAGGTAATCGACGAGCTGCGAAATCAGCAGGTCACGCTGGCCGGCGGACTGAGTAACCCGGGTGGTGCAAATGGCAACGGCGAATGACAAGCTTCAGGATGAATCGATAGCGCATGCGATATGGATAGCGCGGTACAGCACCAGTGTTGCAAACAGGATGATAAAAATCCTGAATGACAGCGATGCGGAACTGACAGCCAGATTGCTGGTAGCGATGGATAGCCTAGATGCTGACAGCTTTACCGTGTCGCGACTGGAAGCGCTGCTCGTTAGTGTCAGAGCTCTCAATCGCGAGGCTGTGCAGTCAATGTACGCGGGTCTATCTGATGAGCTGCAGCAACTCGCTCAGCACGAAGCAGGCTTTCAGCTGAGCCTGTTCCAGTTTGCGATTCCTGATGATGTGCTATCGCTTCACCCGCTGGTGGGCATTTCACCGGATGCCGTTTACGCAACTGCGATGGCACAACCGTTTCAGGGGCGCCTGCTTTCGGAGTGGGCAGATAACCTTGAAGCTGACAGGATGGCAAGAATTTCCAATACAGTGCGGCAGGGTTTTCTCCTGGGCGATACGCATGAGCAAATCGCCAGAAAGGTCCGGGGTCATGCTAACCGTGGCTATCAGGATGGCGCGCTGCAGATGAGCCGCACCAATGCTGGCAGTATTGCAAAAACGGCTGTGGGGCATCTTGCTTCTACGGCCAGGAAAAGCTTTGCAGATGCGAACGATGACATTTTGAAGGGTAAGCAGTGGTTATCCACTTTGGATAACCGTACATCAAAAGACTGTCGGATTCGCGACCGCCTCAAGTACACACTGGATAACAAGCCGATCGGCCATAAGGTGCCGTATCTGCAGGGACCCGGGAAAATCCATTTCTGCTGTCGCAGCGTCGAAACCTACATCCTGAAATCGTCTGATGAGCTGGGTATTGCTGTTGGGCAAATATCAGATAGCTCACGTGCCAGCATGGACGGGCAGGTGCCTTCGGATACCGATTATCAGGGCTGGTTCTCGCGCCAGTCTTTCACGCGACAGTCCCAGATCGTTGGCGTAACCCGGGCCCGGCTGATTCGTGACGGCGGCATGTCGCCCGATGACTTCTACAACGACAAGGGCGAATGGCTGACTCTGGAGCAACTGCGTAACCTGGATGCTCAGGCGTTCAGCAACGCCAGACTTTAAAGCTTTTTAAGTCTTCAATCAGGCTGCCTCCGGGCGGCCTTTTTTATTGCCGTGATCCGGATGGTGAGCGGTGCAACGGTCGGATGACCACCGAAAAGGTAACCACATGAAACTGAAAACAGTCGAAGTTAACGGCAAAAGCTATGCAGAAGTCGATTCCAGCGGTTTACCCGTCTACGTCCACGATGACGGCCAGGAAGTTGGTTTTGATGCTGTGCAGGCCGTTGGGAAAATCTCCTCTCTGAATGGCGAGGCGAAATCTCATCGTGAAGCCAAAGAAGCAGCTGAAGCCGGTCTGGCTAAGTTTGCCAAAATCGGCGATCCGGCAAAGGCGCTCGAAGCGCTGGAGATGATGACTAAAATCGACCAGAAAAAACTGATCGACGCAGGCGCCGTTGATCAGGTTAAAGCGGATATCACCAAATCATTCCAGGCCCAGCTTGATGAAGCTACTCAGCGTGCGACGACCCTTGAAGGCCAGCTTTATCAGGAAATGATCGGCGGCCGGTTCTCTGGCTCGAAATTCATCGCAGATAAAGTAGCAATTCCGGCAGATATGCTTCAGGCGCGGTTCGGTCAGTCCTTCAAAGTCGAGGATGGCAAAGTCGTTGCCTATGATGGCTCTGGCAACAAAATTTATTCCCGCTCAAAGCCGGGCGAACTGGCGGCCTTTGATGAGGCGCTGGAGTTCCTGGTGGAGCAGTACCCACAGAAAGACCACATTCTGAAGGCCAGCGGCAACCAGGGAGGCGGCTCACGGCAGTCTCAGCATTCACTCGGGCAGAAAACGATGAAACGTGATGCGTTTACCAGTTTGAGCCCGACAGATCAGCAATCAACTCTCAAAGACGGTATCACCATCGTCGATTAATTCTTTGCCAGACGCCGGATGGCTGCTGGTGCCGGAGCTGGATAGCTCAACCAACCCTATATTTTAATCTCCAAGGAATCTATACACATGGCTAATACGCTTACCGGGTTGATCCCGACTATCTTCACGGCTCTGGATACCGTATCTCGCGAACAGGTCGGTTTTATCCCGGCTGTATCGCGTAATGCTAAAGCTGATGCGGCGGCGAAGGACCAGACTGTTACTGCGCCGGTTGCGCCACCGGCAACCACTGTTGATATTACCCCGGGGGCTACTGCGCCAAATGACGGCGACCAGACGATCGGCACCGTTGATGTCAAAATCACCAAATCCAAAATGGCCCCGGTCAAATGGAACGGTGAGGAACAACTGGCGCTGGGGCCCGCAGGGACATACAACACTATTCTTGCTGATCAGTTTAAGCAGGCTTTTCGCGCGCTGGCTAATGAGATGGATGCAGATCTCGCGGCTCTGTATTTCGCATCCTCTCGTGCTGTTGGTACGGCCGGCACCGCTCCTTTCGGTATTGCAGGTGATTTGTCGGATGCGGCAAATGCGCGCCAGGTTCTCTCTGACAACGGTTCGCCGACAACTGATCTGCAGATGGTTCTCGGTTCTTCGGCTATCGCAAACCTCCGCGGTAAACAGTCTGTTCTGTTCAAAGTAAACGAGTCTGGTACTGATGCGCTTCTGCGCGAAGGTATCGTGGGGCGACTGGAAGGATTCAACATCCACGAATCCGCGCATGTTAAGAAACGCGCTGCATCTCCGGCTGCCGGATACCTGGTGAATGGAGCAAAAGCTGAAGGCGATATTCTGATTGCCATTGATACCGGCACAGGTGCTTTTGCAGCGGGCGACATCGTGACGTTTGACGGGGATAGCAATAAATACCTTGTTGCTGCTGCGACGGCCACAGCAATCACCCTGGCTGCTCCTGGCTTACGTCAGGCACTGGCCGACAACACCGCTATTACCGCTGGTGGCGCCTACACCGCAAACATGGCGTTTGATCGCAATGCATTCCTGCTTGCATCCCGAACCCCGGCAATGCCTCAGGGCGGCGATACTGCGGATGATGTGATGAACGTTACTGACCCCGTATCTGGCATCACTTACCAGGTAGCACTGTACCGCCAGTATCGCCAGGTGCGTTACGAAGTCGGTTTGTCCTGGGGCGTAGCGGCAGTTAAGTCGGCGCACTCAGCGTTGTTGCTGGGCTGATAAACAGGGGCTTCGGCCCCTTTTTTTAGTGGAGGGCTAATGGCCGGATTAACAAAAGAGCAGCGCGCCCAACGAGCTGCTGAGCAAACTGCGTCTACGCAGGCGGATAACAACGAACCCGTATCGACCACATCGCAGCTGGTGGCGATGGTTACCGATTTCCCGGCATTCCCGGGTGCGCCCAATACCGCCAACGTTCACCCTGATGAAGTGGAGAACTGGAAGGCGCACGGCTGGAAAGAAATGGAGTGATGCATGATCACTTTCATCACCGTTGAAGACGTCAATTCGATTCTCGGTGCCACCTGGACAGATGAAAGCAAAAAAGCCAAATCTGTGCTGATGGCTAATACCTGGATGAATGGACTTAACCTGAAAATGCCGTGCGATAAGGCAACTCACGAAATCATCATTCCTGACGATGTGAAGCAGGCTGGCGCCTATGCAGCGCTAGCGGCCTCGAACGGTGGCCTTTATCAGCAGAAAACCGATTCTGGTGTGTTGCTGAGTAAGACGGTAGATGCCGATGATGTCAGCGTTTCAAAGACCTTCGCGGAACTCGCTACCAACAGCTCGGCATTGCTTGATTCTGATCTGCAGCTGGCGCTTGCAATGCTAAAGCCCTATGGCGTTAGTCAGTCTCAGGTACGGCTGGTAAGGGGGTGATATGCAAAACACTGATGTGCATTATGCCGGTGACGGGCTCGGCCCTCGCGATGTGTTTGTGAATGGAAACCCGATCAATTATGTCGTTTACGCAAACCCGGCAAAGGGCGTTGTTGAGTTTGCACCTCATCCACTCCGGGCGAAACGAAATGGTGAAATCTATACCCGTAGGCTTCGCGGTTCTGTGATCGTTAAATTCCGTCATAGCGGTGGTGAATGCGATGGGTATACGTGATGAGTTGCAGACAGAAGTCGCCGCAGCATTCGATACTGATCTGCAGGATGCGGTTAAGGCGTTCACCGGCAGTTACACCGTTCGTGGTGCATGGGATCCGGTAACGGAAACCGGTAACGTAATGGTGGTGGCCTATTCAGGGCGCGGTGTTCTGGCTCGTTACAAACTCCGCCGTATCGATGGCGTTAACATTCTGCACGGTGACCTGAAATTAACCGCCCTGATTAACGAAGTGAACGACAAGCCGGCAGTCGGGCATTTCATCACGGCGCCGGATCCGATTACGGGTGAGCTTCAGCGTTACGACATCATAACCGCTTCTGCCGACTCTGCTGGCGCTGCGTACTCCATTCAACTGCGGAGGGCGTGATATGGCTAAGGGCTGGAACATTGACCCGGCGGCATTCGCCGGGCTGGTGGCCGAAGATGTCAAACTACGCCAGCGGACAATCGCCATTCAACTGCTGAATGAAATTGTTCAACGGTCGCCGGTAGGAAACCCGGAGCTGTGGGCTATCAACGCGACCGCGGTTCAATACAACAAAGCTGTTGGGGAATGGAACGAATCTCTTTATGCCGATCCTGCTAACCTGACCAAAACGGGAAGGCTCAGGAAGAAAGTCCGTGTTAATGACAGCATGGATATCAGGCGGCCGGCTGAGTATCGCGCAGGAACCTTCAGGGCATCGCATTTTGTCAGCATCGGCGAACCCGATCACTCCGTCCCGACCGAGCCGGATCCGCGTGGGACAATGACATTTCTTAATGGCAAAAATATCATTGACCAGGCGCCAGCCTACTCGGTGATTTACATTCAGTCGAACCTGCCTTACTCCGTGCCTCTGGAGAATGGTCACTCAACGCAGGCGCCAACAGGCGTCTATGCCGTCTCGTTTAATGGTGTGATTCAGGCCTACAAATGACCCTTACAGAAATCAGAAACGCTGTCATTTCCCGAATGGCGGCACAGACCGCTATTGCCTCTGATGCGGTGGATTATCCCAATGGTCCGGTATTTGACCCCAGCAACCGCGATATCTGTGCCCGCCTCACCAACATTGCAGGACAGGCTGGCGCAACCGAGATCGGGGATGGGCCAGTCGTCCACAGGACGGGCTTACTCATCATTCAGCTATTTGTTCCGGTTGGCTCCGGGACGTTGCTTATCTCCCGGACGGCTGATCAGCTAACGGAGCTATTCGAGTTCAAGGACGACGGAAAACTTAGTTATTTCGCTGTTTCTGCTGTGCCGGCGGGTGAGACCGATGGCTGGTTACAGCTCAATCTTCAAATTCCTTATCGCGCTCTGTAGCGCACAAAAAACAGGAGGCTCCTGTGAGCTCAGGTGCAAAAGTAGTAGCCGCGTTTATTCGCGAGACAACGCCAGGAATCACGCCAACAGCAGGGGCGTGGAACCTGCTGCGCCGTTCTTCATTTGGTCTGAAACCAACGCAGAACACCAACGACAATGACGAAATCGCTGGTGACCGTATGGCGCAGGGTGTTTCACGCGGCACAGTGGATGTCGGCGGCGATGTCGGCACACGGTTTCGCTGGAATCAGCATGATGATTTTCTTGCCAGCTGTTTCGGCGCCGAATGGGTAAATAACGTGCTGACGATGGGTAATGGTCGTATTACGTTCTCCGTGGCGACCTTTGCCAGTGATGTGGGGATCGCCCAGATTGCCCGCGGTTGCCAGGTTGGTACCTTCCAGATGGAAATCCCGGCCGATGGTGATATCACTGCAACCATTACGTTTGCAGGGCTGGACTGGGAGACGAAGGGGGACGATACCAGCTTTTTCACCACGCCAGTGGATTTAGCGGGGGCGCTGCGTTACTCCTTCAAAGAGGTCACAAAGATCCGGCTAAATGGTGTTGATGGCGGGACAGGCTTCTGCGTCGACACCTTCAACATCCAGTTCAACAACAATATGCAGACCCAGCGCTGCATCGGTACCGGCTCGGCGTTCGCCGGCGCAAACATTCCGACAATCTTTACCCCGTCAGGTCAAATCACACTGTCATGGTCAAAGGCTGCCTGGGAGGTTTACAAAAAAACGTTCACCGGCGAAACGGTGCCGTTTAGCTTCACGCTGGAGAATGCTGAAGGCGCCTATACCTTCGATTTCCCGGAAGTGCAGATCTCCGGCGACTGGCCGGATGCGGGGAGCACTGACATTGTTCAGGTTCAGCTGGATATCACCGCGGCCAATACTCCGCCAACTATCACCCGCGTTCCCAAAGTGCCGGCGACGGCGATCAGTGTTGCGCCAGCCACTTCAACTGGAGCAGTGGGATCTACTGTGACGTTAACCGCCACGCTTACGCCAGTTGATTCAACTGATGCCGTCCAGTGGACGTCATCGGATCCGACTATCGCCAGCGTGGTTTCTACCGGGCAGAAAACAGCGAAAGTCACGCGTAACGCAGCCGGTACGGCAACCATCACCGGTAAGGCCCGCACCTTTACGGCAACGTCTGAAATCATCGTTACCGCGCCTTAATTTACCTGACCCGTTCCGCTGAGCATCGCGGTTCGGGCTTTTTTGGGAGTCTTTATGCTGATTATTTCTTCTCAAATTGATTTGAACGGAGAACGCTGGTTTTTCCCTTACAAAAAGCCGGCAGGCAGTAAAAAGAAATTCACGCCGGAAGACGAGGCGCTATTTAAACTCCGTCTGCTGGTGGCCAGTAGTGAGAATCCACAATACCGCTCACGCAATGCGCTGGTGCGGCGCCATATCGACAAAATGGACGCGAGCTACCAGGTCGGTACGGATGCTTTCGATCTCGCCAGTGTGGGAGAGATTGACTCGGTTGATGATCTTCTCATCGACAACTGCGCGCGCTTTCTTCTGAAAGACTGGGAAGGCGTGGGGGAGCTGGTGGATGGTACGGAGACGGCCGTAGCGTATACACCGGAGCGTGGTGTTGCGTTACTGAAACAAAACCCCTCTCTGTACTGGCTTATTCTGGCTGAGGCGGCGTCCATTGCTCAGGGTAAGGAGCAGCAGACTCAGGAAACCGTAAAAAAGCCATAGAGGCCCAAAAGTGGCTAAAGGAATTCGCCGGCGAACAGGGTGACAAAGCAAAGTGGCGCAGGGAGAAACTAAATCTCCCGCCCATTCCAGAGCCTGAAATCGATGCGGTCACTGGGGAGATCCTCAACGCTTACGCCATGATATCGCGCGGCAGGAAGTATGCCGGCATGGCCGGAGTGCCGCTCCCTCTATCCCTGAATGATATTGAGCTTTACCTGGCATCGCGCACTATCCTGATCGACCGCATTGAGTTTGACGCAGCAATACTGGCCCTCGATGATGCCTGGAGAGTTGAGTGGGCTGAAGAGCAGAAGAAACATATCAAAACGAGATAAACTTCGGCGCAGCCCCGGTTTTTTTATTCCAACAAATATGAAATATTTCGATATTTTGCGATATAATAAAGCATAGTTGAAAAGAATTTTGCATCTCTGCGTGTTCGATTCCGCTAGTCATGGCATCCGTTGACCCTACGCTCACAGCTTTAGCAGTTTATTCTGCGTACAAATTGAGTAGTCGTTTTATCAAATCGAAAAAAGCTAAACGTACGGAAAAGGAAGGTGACTCTATGAATGAAGTAAAAAAAATCCAAACAAGCAATATTTACAAAACAACGTTTTACAATGCATTGTGTGGGGTCATAGGGAACGTCATGTATGATATTGGTAAAGAGATGCCTTCATTAAATAACCCGCCATTCGGCGGGTTTTTGTTTTCTGGACCAAGCTTATTTTCCAAGTAGTGCAGATAATCCTGCAGTCGTCGCAGCTTGCACCACAGTTTTAAGTGCTTCCGTCGATAGTTCGCCGAGAGTCGACTTGGCTTTTTCCTTCTGCTCAACGTCCATGTTCGAAATCGCGATCAGGTCTTCGAGGACGACTACTGCTTCACGATGAAACTTGATGGTCTGAACGCTGAGGATTGCAGAGAGGCCACCATCGTTTTGCATAAAATCAACGCCTTTGCAGGTCGCGCGCATATGATCAAGAAAAGAGTACGGGTCGTCACTTCTCTGTTCTCTGATTGTGAGCAAGCCATGTTCAGCCAGATAAATGATGTTTGCAGAGAGTTTGACATCGTCAATCTGTATTATTTCTGGGTCAAAGCTATTCCATGTGGTGTGAGCTGGGTATGCATCAATACAACAAGATAGTATGTGCTTCTGAAGTTCTCGGTCAAACTTATCCATAACAGTACCTTAATATGAGTTTTATCCTCTAACGTACACTGGTAACGAAGCGACGAACATCCTGATAAACAAACAGGTGGTTTTGCTGCCTACGCGTATCCCTGTTAATCTGTGAGCAAATGTTAATGATGAGGATAGGGATGTGAAAAGGGCTTTGGTGGTCGGGCTTGGTTTAATGGCATTGTTGGGCTGTGATGACAAGTTTCAAATATCAAAACTACTCCCCCCTAAAGACCCACCTTCAATTGCTGAGATGATAGCTACGGGGAAAGAGGAAATAACGTCGGAATGTAAAAAAGGCGATGTTTCCTTTAACTGTGAATTCCTCACTGGCGATTTAACCGGGACGGGAAAGTGGCATCATACCAAGCTGTACCTGCATAACAACGGGATGGTAGATATGATTATTGACGGCAAGGCTTACTATCAAAGCGATATCAGCAGTAACACCTTTGCGGGTCAGGAGACAACTACCTTCACAATGAAAGGCGTTGGTGGCGACAATGGTGAAGTAAATATCGTTAGATCCAATGAAGGGAAATCCTTAAATTTTGAAGCCTATAACAAAGATGACAAACGGTTTGTTATGGGAGGCGTTAAATTGCAGTAACTCAATCGAGGGATGAAGATAGCCTTCACTGATTATCATTTTTTAAGTATTTCCTAACCCGCTTTATCGGCGAGTTTTTTATTGCCCGGAGATAAGGTAAATGGCAGAACAAGAATCACGGCTAGCGATACGCCTGGACAGCTCCGGGGCAGAGAAGCAGGCTGACAGCCTTACTGTTGCGCTTGATAAGATGACTCAGTCTGGTGATAAGGCTGTAACCAGCATATTCAAAGTGACAAAAGCGACTGACGATGAAAAAGATGCTCTCAATAAATTACGAGCAGCCATTGATCCGGTTGGTGCTGCAATTGATACAGTCGGTCGCCGCTATAGTGAGCTAAAAAAATACTTCGATAAGGGTCTAATTGACGAGGAAGAGTTTCGTTCGCTGTCTAAGATGCTGAATGACACCACTGAGGAACTAAGTGGTGTTGCACAAGCTCAACGAGAAGCAGAGAAGGCCAGCAAACTGGCTGCTGTGCAGCAGGAGGCGCAGGCTGATGCATTCCAGAGAATGCTCGATAAAATCGACCCTCTGGCAGCTGCTCTTCGCAATCTTGAACAACAACAAAGTGAACTGAATACTGCCTTTAAATCGGGCGCAATTAATACTTCCCAATATGATGCATACAGCAAAAAACTTCAGGAGACTCGTCGGGAAGTCACTGGCGAAGCACAAGCCGAGCGCGAGGCTGTAAAAGCACATGATGAGCAGGTAAATGCACTGCGTCGTCTTGAGGCCCAAATAGATCCCGTAGGTGAAGCATTCCGTCGCCTTAACGAGCAGCAGCGCCAGCTGGATACAGCTAAAACATCCGGGATGCTGTCGCCCCTGGCTTACGATCGCCTCAACAGTAAACTTGCAGAATCCCGCGATGCTCTGGAGAAAACCCAGGCGCAATTGGGTAAAACAAGCCAATCTGCAGCTCAGACTGCCAACGCTATGCGCATGATCCCTGCTCAGATGACCGATATCGTTGTCGGTCTTTCTACCGGGCAGTCACCGTTTATGGTTCTTATGCAGCAGGGCGGTCAGCTCAAAGATATGTTTGGCGGCATTGGGCCAGCGATTAAGGGCGTTGGCACATATGTCATGGGTCTGGTTAATCCCTATAGCGTAGCAGCTGCTTCAGTTGGGTTGCTAACTTATGCCGTCTATCAGAACCGACAGGAAATTGATGCTGCGACAAAAATAGCCACAACGTCTCTTGGCGCTAACGGAGATGCTGCAGAACGGCTGGCGCTTAATATGGTTGCCATATCTGACAAGACTGGTCAGGCGATTGATGAAGTCAGTAGTATGTTTATAACGACTAATGACGGTGCGAGCGAAGCAATAAATAAGCTTATCGACGTTGGTTTTAGTTATGACGAGGCAAGGACAAAGGTAGCCCAATACAAGGACTCTGCTAATTTCACCGCCTTGAATGCTGATATTGATAAGCATCGACGGGAGATCCTGAAAATAGGTGATTCGTGGACAGCTGCAGCTATTGAGGTCAAAAATTATTACACAGCAGCGGATAAGGGTAGGCAAAACGTAGCGCTTGGTGGCGCAATTGACCCTACGATGAGGTTTATCGGCCAGGCATTAGATCTGCAAACCACGATGAACACACTTACCATTGAAGGTAATAAGGCGGTAAAAAATTCCGTTGACTGGATTAATAAGGAGTATCTGGCGGCAGACAGGGTTGCCGGTGCAGAAGCTCGGTTAAAGGAGGCAAGAGCACAGTCCAGAAAAATTGCTTTCTCAGGAAATAAAGAAGCAATCGAACAGGCCAATGCGCTAATTGCTGTAAGAGAAAAGGAACTTGAGCAGGCCAAAAAAGCTGGGCAGCCTAAGACCCACAAAGAAAAAGCCTATACCGAGGACGCAGCAACCCGGCTGCTTGATCAGATAAACCAGCAGACTGCTGCCATGCAGTCCCAGCTGGATGCCAGTGACAAACTTAATAGCGCGACACAGGCTCGTATCAAGTTCGAGCAGCAGATTGCTGACCTCAAATCTAAAACGCAGCTCACCGCTGACCAGAAGTCGATCCTTTCCCGTTCAGATGAAATCCTCCAGGCATATAAGCAGCAGGAGGCACTACAAAATTCCGTAAAAACCCTGGACGATTACCGGAAGATGCAGGAACAGGTAAAGACGAAGGATGAGCGGACCAACGATCTGCTTAAAACCCGTCTTGAACTGCTGGAGAAAGCCAAAGCAACCGGGCAACTAAAACCCGGTGAATATGAAAAAACGCGGGCAGATATTTATCAAAACACCGATATGCAACTGCCCTCGACGGTTCGTAATGTTGTAGGAAACCTGACACCCACAGGAGGGCGACTCTCTGGAACTTTTGAGGGGATGCAGGGGCAAATCAACGAATATGACCAGGCTCAGCAAGAGCTCCAGCGCTGGCTGGCAGCTCAGGAGGAAGCTTATGCGAAGGCCGGTGAAATAACTGCCGAGGGTGAGGCCAGAATGACCTCTATTCGTCAACGTGCGGCGGATGCAAATCAGGTCATAGAGGCTCAGAAAAACACCATCATATCTGCGGCCACGCAGTCCTTGTTTGATAGCACCGCTGAAATCATGCGAACGGGGTTTGGTGAGCAATCGGCAATCTACAAGGTTGCTTTTGCTGCGAGCAAGGCATTCGCTATCGCTGACTCTATGGTGAAAATCCAGCAGGCTATAGCAAGTGGTGCAGTAAGCGCGCCTTATCCGGCCAACATCATCGCTATGGCCTCAATCGCTGCGCAGACCGCCAGTATCGTCTCAAATATCCAGGCTGTTTCAGGAGTTGGCTTCGCCTCCGGCGGTTACACCGGCCCCGGTGGTAAGTATCAGCCCGCGGGTATTGTTCACAAAGGAGAGTACGTCTTCGACCAGGCGTCAACGAACCGGATCGGCGTGTCTCAGCTTGAGGCACTTCGTAATGGCCAACCGCTTGATGCAACTCTGGGGCGCACAGGGTTTGGTACTGGTGTTCAGAACGTTAACAGCGATAACCGTAGGCAAACAACTGTACACGCGCCGATTAATCAGGAGTTTCATCTCCAGGGTATTACTCCGGAGCAGTTGAGCGCTACACTCAATCAGAATAATCGACAGCTTTCTAGGCAGTTAAAAGGTGAACTCACAAAGGAGGTTACCATGCCACAAGGGGCTTTTGGCAACGCTCTAAAAGGAAACTATACACGACACGGCCCTAGGTAAGCTAAACTGCATTAGCTGAGACTTGATTAGGTGGGTAAGTCTAACAATCTGAGTAGGTACAAGAAAACACAAGGATCTTATTAATGGAAGCGTTGTTAACATTTACATTTAAAGACTTCATAGCTTTTATGATTCCTCTTTTTATTGGCGGACTTATCTTCAATAGGAGACGTAAACGTAAGGAGGTTCGAGTGAAGTTTTCATTTCTTTGGCTTGTTTTGATTGTCGGTGGAATTCTTGAAATATGCGATGACATCTACACAACTTATTCCTATAGGCATAATCACTTATATAATAATGATACGCTTACAACCGTGTTTAACTATGATTTTGCAAAAATTGTTTTTTGTGGGGTTTTGATCTTTGTTTCTATTGCGCTTCTTCTTCAGGAGTTGCTTTTAAACAAGCAGTCACATTGACGTACATTTCCTGTCGGCGCATCGCCATTTTTTATTTTGATATGGGGCTGTGCCGAAACAATGTGAGCTCACATTAAATTCAATAAAATTAATGTATTGATAATGCTGTTTTTTTTGATTTCTTTTAGCTCTTGAGGTGAGTTGATAAATATATCGCCTTGTGTGTTTGTTTCGATTTAATAAGATTTTTATCTTCGTTAATCTGAACCAAAAATCAGAGATTTCTTCGATTCCATCGTGCTTTATTCTGAAATGAAAACCCTCCTGAGGTTAATGGTGAAATTTTATTCGAGATACTTTACCGGGAGCCTGCATGACTGATATCTACTACCCACATGACTATCTTCCAATGCCACTGCAGGAAGGATACGGATTCCAGCCTGTAAGCCCGTTAAAACGAACCCAGCTAACCACCGGCCGCGCGCGGCAAAGGCGAGCTTATACGTCCACGCCGACGCAGGCCAGTGTGTCATGGTTTATGGAGACTGACGGTCAGGCTCAGCTGTTTGAAGCCTGGTATAGGGAAAAAATAACGGATGGCGCTGACTGGTTTTGTATGAAGCTACAAACCCCGCTGGGGGTGGAGTTTTATAAATGTCGGTTCACTGATATCTATGAGGGGCCAACACTGGTGGCGCCGATTTACTGGAAGTTCACAGCGACACTCGAACTCTGGAAACGCCCTGTGCTGCCTGATGGATGGGTCGATTTCCCTGACTTCATTGTGAACAGCGATATTCTTGATCTTGCAGTTAACAGGGAATGGCCTGAAGCATGACAAGACTTAACAGGCTCTATGCCAGCAGCGGGCCGGAGGTGATCATTGAAACGCTGCAGATCACCGTTGGTTCAGATGTTCACTACCTGTGCCAGGGGTATGAGGATATTACGGCGACGACGGAGAGCGGCAATACCGTAACGTTTACCGCCTGCGCGATTGACATTGCGCTGCCGGCGCGCAACGCGGACGGTACGCAAGATTTGAAATTCGCCCTGTGTAATGTTGATGGTGTTGTGTCCACGACGATCCGCAATGCCCTGGCTAACAGGTTGCCTGCATCGCTGACATACCGCAGTTTTATCTCCACGGATTTAGCCGCGCCTGCGGCAGTGCCGTATACGCTGAAAATCAAGTCGGGTTACTGGACGGCTACAGAGGTGCAGATCACTGCGGGCTATATGAATGTCCTCGATATGGCCTGGCCGCGTTACCGCTACACGCTCCCTGTCTTCCCCGGACTACGTTATATCAGCTAAGGAATCCATCATGTTCATCCCTGATAAATACCGTTCAGTCACCTGGCTGAAGGGCGGTCGCGTATATCCGCAGCTCGACTGCTTCGGCATTGTGAACGAGATACGCCGGGATTTGGGCTTGCCTCTCTGGCCTGATTTTGCCGGGGTCACTAAAGACGACGGCGGCCTCGACCGGGAGGCGCGTCAAATGATGCTTACCCTGGAGCGCTGCGAGCCCTGTGAAGGTGCGGGGGTGGCCTGCTATTCCGGCTCAGCCGTCACCCATGTGGGGATTGTCGTCAGTATTGATGGTCTGCTGCATGTGGCGGAATGTAATCCCGGTACCAACGTCACTTTCTTACCGCTGTCACGGTTTAAGCGGCGATTTGTCAAAGTGGAGTTCTGGCAATGACCATTTGTTTTTACCCGTCCCGGCTTCCCGGTGAACCTCTCGAAACGCATGAGCATGGCGTAACCAGCCTTCGAAACTGGCTGGCGGTGAATGTTGAAGGTTACGAGGATCGGGATGTACCGCCGTTAACCATTGAGGTTGACGGTCTGTCCATTCCGCCAGGCGAGTGGGCTACTTGTGTGATCCACCCTGAAAGTGATGTCCGGCTTTATCCGGTGCCCTTCGGGCTGGAGGCCGCCACCATCGCGTGGATAGGTGTCGGCATCTCCGTTGCTGCAGCAGCTTATTCGCTGTTTATGATGAGCAGTATCGATACGGGGGGCTATACATCATCCACAGGGCGCAGTCTCGACCTGAACCCGGCGAAGGCAAATACCGCAAAGCTGGGTGATCCGATTCGCGAGGTGTTTGGCCGGGTGCGTATCTACCCTGATTATGTGGTCCAGCCTGTGACCCGGTTCGACGCTGCTGATCCTACGAAAATGCGCGTCCAGATGCTGCTGTGTCTCGGTGTCGGTGAACTGATTTATACCAATGGTGATATCCGGGTTGGCAGTACGCCAGCTTCAACGCTGCCGGGATTCAGCATCACCTATTTTCCGCCCGGCGCGGATGTTTCCGGCGATGAGCGCAGCGAGAACTGGTTCAACTCGACAGAGGTCGGTGGAACATCAAGCGGAACAGGGCTGGACATGGCCCAGACCTCACCTGATTCCGACGATATTATCGCTGACAGCATGACGGTTTCTGGTGCATCCGTAACGTTTACAGGCCTTGATACGGATGATGGTGACGATGACGACGAGGACGATAATTCTCTCCCGGACAGCTGGGTAACGGGGGCCATAGTTGAAATTAAGGCGCCGACAAATTATCTGATCTCCACCTCTTCTGGTTACAGTGTTTTTGCCAGCTCGTTGCTTACCGAACTTGCTCCCGTAGCGGGTATGCCGGTGACGCTGAGTTTCAACAGTGTCGATTATGACCTCGTCATTGCGTCCTATACCCCAGGTCAGGAGGCGGTGCCTGGCGAGGGTGGCAGTGCAGCAAAAATTCAGTCCAGTGCCGCTCCTGTCACCTACGACTTTTCGACCAGCGCCACCACGTTCATGATCACATGGCAGGGCACCACCTATGCGGTGTCGCTGGTAGCGAACTACATCTCGATGTCGGGACTGCTGGTAGCTATCACCGAGGGGCTCACTGGCTCCGGCCTGGTCGCACGGGACAACGGCGGTACCGTACTGATAACCGAGGCGGCCAGCCCGTTCGTTGGTGGGGCAATCACATCCTCCTCGCTTCCTGCAGCCGTTTTCGGTGATGCCCCGGTTTACACCTCCGGCACGGCATCAACCGGCGGCAGCCCGGCGGTAACGGCAAACGTGACGCTCGCCTATACCAGCGCTACGGGAACCGCATTCTCGGGCATGCCTGAAGGTGTGCAACGGCTTTCCCTTGCTCACCGCGGCAACGAATATCAGATCGTCTCGTCCGACGGCACAACGGCGACAGTGGCGCGCCTGGTTAATGGGGCCGTTGATGAGTCGTGGCCGGGATTCACCGCCAGGACGATGATCGACTATGAAGCCACCGGCCTCAATGACACGCTGAGCTGGCTGGGGCCGTTCCTGGTGTGCCCTGAAAATGAAACCGTGGATATGTTCGAGGTGAATTTCTCCTTCCCGAACGGTATCTGCGGCTTTGACAGTAAGGGGAAAAAACGTATTCGCCATGTTGAGTGGGAAATTCAGTATCGCGTCTACGGCTCCGGATCGGGGTGGGTGAGTCACCAGGGCGAGTACGCGCTGAAAAACGTCAATGGGCTGGGATTCACTGAGCGTATTACTCTCAGCTCTCCGGGTCTGGTGGAAGTTCGCTGTCGTCGGCGCAATGAGCAGGGCTCAAACAACGCCAGGGATTCGATGTACTGGCAAGCACTACGTGGACGGCTGCTAACTCGTCCTTCATCCTATCCCGATGTGTCGCTGATGGCGGTGACCGTTGAGACGGGCGGGAAGCTGGCGGCGCAGTCGGACCGCCGCGTAAACGTTGTGGCAACGCGTTCCTATGACTCAGGAACGGCCAGAACCATTTCGGGGGCGCTGCTGCATGTCGGGAGCTCGCTGGGGCTGGAGATGGACGTGGATACCATCAACGCGCTGGAGTCCGCGTACTGGACGCCACGGGGCGAAAATTTCGATTTCGCCACCGGCGACAGTATCTCGGCGCTGGAAATGCTGCAGATGATAGCCAATGCCGGGAAATCCCGCTTCGTGTTAAGCGATGGCCTGGCGACGGTCAACCGCGAGGGGATTAAGCCCTGGACGGGGATCATAACGCCGCATGAGATGGTGGAGGAGCTGCAGAGCGGATTTACCGTGCCGTCCGACGATGATTTTGATGGTGTCGACGTGACGTACATCAACGGCGTCACCTGGGCGGAGGAGACTGTTAAATGTCGGACACCCGATAATCCCACACCGGTGAAAATCGAGAACTACAAACTCGATGGGGTACTTTCTCAGGATCACGCCTACCAGATCGGCATGCGCCGCCTGATGAAGTATCTTCAGCAGCGGGTTACATATCAGACCACCACCGAGCTGGATGCGCTCTGCTACAACACAGGCGATCGCATCGTGCTCACGGATGATATTCCGGGGAACAACACGATTTCCTGTCTGGTGGAGGCGATGACAACAGCTGGTGGCGTGACAACCTTTATCGTTACGGAGCCGCTTGACTGGTCTTTCGAAAACCCCCGTGCGCTGATCCGCTATCAGGATGGCTCTGCATCCGGTCTGATGGTGGCGAGCAGAGTGGGGGATTATCAGTTGTCCGTTCCCCATCTGAGTGATTTTGATGACCCATTGAAGATTGACCAGACTTCACCAGCCATTGAGCCAGTCCGCCTGGTGTTCTGCGGCTCAACGCGTCATGTCTATGACGCCATTGTTGAGGAGATTGCCCCACAATCAGACGGGACGTGTCAGGTTACCGCCAAAGAGTACCGCGCATCCTTCTACGACTACGACAACGTCAGCTATCCCGGCGACATTGCATAAAACAGAAATAACTCTCAACAACCCGCTTCGGCGGGTTTTTTTGTTATAGGGCGACTATGAGCACATATAAAACGAAAAATCCTTTAGGTTCCGCCGCCGTAAAGGACCTGTACGATAACGCGGAAAACGTGGATAAATTCGTTAACGACAGGACAAAAGAGGAGTTAGAGGACCGGTTAGGTGTGCTTCGCAAAACCTGGCACGGCATGGAGATGATCTTCAGCCGCTTTATCGACTACATCACTGGTCGCGGCAAGCAGGCAGTTGCAGCTATCGGCTGGCAGGAGCTTGGCAACTGGGCTGTTGGTCTGGCTGTAGATAATCGCCAGCAAATCGTCTACTACAATGGCTCCTGGTACAAATACCTTGGCGAGCTTGAGCACGTCATTGCCGGGGATTCTCCTGAGAACGATGGCGGTGTATGGTCGGCTGCAAACCCCACAGGGAAATGGTCGAACATCGGTGACGCGGCTCTTCGCTCAAACCTGGGTTCAAACGAACTGCCAGGAACAGGCATCGTTTCCCTTAAATACTCCGGGACTGTTGCTGATGCTTTGGTTGATATTTACGTTGATGCACTTGGTGATTTTAAGAACATGCAAGATGGGTGCACCGAAGCTATTCTGGCAGCCGTAGCACACTGGGGTGGAAGAACCGACAGCGCATATGTTCAGGGGCAAAAAAAGTATGGCCGAATTCATTTTCCAAATGGTACCTATGCGTTAGAAGATCTGCCTTTTATTGCAGGATGGGATTATGAGCTGGAACCATTCACCCTCATTGTCCCGCACCGTAATGCTAAGTTTGCATTTACCACTGTAGGTACTAAGGGCGTTGTCCCCGGAGACCCGACGTGGCAACGTCTGATGTACTCTCAGATTTCTGGCGGAGTCATCGGAGATTACTGGAAAGAAACGGGTAATGTGCCTGTCGGTGCAGGAGGTATTAACCTGCTGAATGGCTCCTATGTTCGCCTGCGCAACATCGCTATCCGACATATCCGCGGCATCGCAATCTATGGTGGCGAGCTGTTCGACAGCCCGTTTGAGAACGTCAGCGTTATGTATTGCGGAAATGCTGACCCAAACAATTATGCACCCTGTGTGCTGTTTGATAATGCAGGCGGGCATGATGCCACCAACGCCTGTAAATTCGACAGACTGCATCTGGAGGCTAACCATACCGGAGGTATATGGAACAAATGCCGCCATATGATTTTTAACTCCATGAAGGTGGAGCGTGACGAGGGGACGCATGTTCTTGCCGGATGCCTGGGAATGACGTTTATGGCGCCGGGTCTGACGTTTAACCGAAATGATATCCCGCAATTTCTCATTAAGGATTTTGCGAAAGATGACACTACAGAACAGGCTGCATCGGATAGCAGGGGGGTTATTTTTGAGTCTCCAAGCTGTATATCCAGCTCTGCTGGTAACGGCTGGTATTTTTATCACACCAGTAATGCAGCCCCCATGGAAATATCTAACCTGTTCGGGAATGGTACGGGACTGATTTTCAAAGGTAAGAACGCCACCATTCACGGCGGAACAACCTATGACTGCGGACCGGTATTAGTCGATGCTGAAAAAGATGTCGCAGTATACCTGGTAAAATGGCGCGCCATTAAAAAAACGGCCGTCGGGGATGGAACCGACGATGCGATTATTCTGAGAGGGGCCAACTGCAAAGTGGTTTCGTGTGACTTTACCGGTCAGCCAGTTGACAGCGCAAGTCTGGCTATTCCGAATGGAGCTTTCATCAATACGGCTGCGACAGCTGACTCTGTGGTAACGGATAACACCGTCGGAGGGTATCGCCAGTATGGGATCAGAGCCTCGTTAAACCAGAAGGTTCGCGACAATAAAATCAATCTGGACAATAACCATATCGGGAGTCTGACGAACCAGGCCCGGTCTAATTCAACACTGGTTATCGACAATACGACCGGGTTTGGGCTTGGAACCGTTAATCAGAGCGCTCCAGTTATGGCAGCGGGCGCGACGCAGGAACTGACTATTGTTGGAGGATGCACAGATCTGCATATCAGGGTGATATCAGGAACAACGGCAGCAGCGGCGAAGGTTCTGGCTGACTCGTCAATTGCAGGTCTCGGTGTTTACTCTCAGCTTAATCCGTCTCTGCTGTCGTTCTCTGCGGGAACCCCCGGCGATGGAATGGTGCATATCACTAAACCGTTAAGCGGATATTCCATTACAGTCGCCAACTACACGGCAGGTAATGTGACGGTTGTTATTACCCGAATCAGTGCAATGACTACGCAATAGAGGGGCTTGATGACTATCAACTTTGAATATAGCGGGAGTCGGGGCTCAAGGATGAGCCTGCTGGTTCTCTTTGGTGTGGCTATAGAACACAACTTTCCTGATTATTCTGCATACCTGATTTTTGCGGTGCTAATTTTTCTCGGCTTTAGCGTCAGGATTGACAGGTAACAGGCAATCCCGCCAGCGATAAGCTGGCGGGATGCACATTTAATCAACGAAAGTTAAAACCGTTCTGAAAGTATCAATACCTGCTTTAAATAACTCTTCCTGCCCGGTTAAAACAACGTCCAGAATATCATCACAGTCAAACTCTGCGAATAACTGAACATCCCGTTCCTTACTGGTTATCTCCAGTAAAACTGCCTCACCCTCAGCGATTTTTGAAGTGGATGGATAAATGAAGTAGTGCATGTATCACTCCTTACGGTAAGTACCAGAACGGTCGGGTAACGTAAATTCGCCCGGTAAAACCTGTAAATTTTAAACCCGGCTGAATGAAGTCATTACCCTGCCAGTAGTTGCTGACTGCCTGAGGAAGCATGGCCTGATAATCAGCGCTGGTAATCGGCATACCCTGTCGTTGAGTTGTCATGTTTATTGCGGCACTCTCTGAAATTGTTCTGCGGATTGGCGTGCTGGTTGCGGTGAATACCTTCGTATCCGGGTCCTGAGTTACCCTTACGCTATTGCGCAGATAACAGGCCATCAAAGCAGAAACCATAACATCACCCACGGCATCGGCTATTCGGACAGATGCGGTCCCCCACATTAACTCAAGACTGGTACCTGCTTTCGCTTCATTCGTACAGAACAGCTGTACCACCTCCGATGGGTCAGTAAGTTCAATGATAAATGGCATATAGCCGTCAGGGTCAGCATCTGCCATCGTTCCATAGCGGCATTTCGCATTGCCGGTTTTTAGAGCGGCCCATGCGTAATCAGTGGAGAGCAAATCACCGCCAACATCGCCCGTACTTAACTCAGTAAACCCAAGAACGCGGTTTATCCTGTTTGAGCAGGCATCGCTGTAGCTGTTGGGAAATGGCGTCCTTAGATCGATTCCCCGTGGAGTTTTTAGATATACGCCGGTGTTACCCGGCGGCCCCGCCAGCGTGGGGTAAGGCGTGTTGGGTTTGATCCCCGCCCGGCCAGACGTATGCGATTCGTCGGTGACTTTCAGAGACTGACCGTAAATCGAACTCGGACACTCGTATTCCTGATAGATGCCATAGTACTCAGCGCTCAGGCCAGCAAGCGTTCTCCTTACGTCCCTCTTCACAGCTTTGCCAATGAGAACCGTTGATTGCGAATAGCTTTGCGGGGCATCTTTGAAGACAGTCCGCCCCTGAATGCCTTCTATGTGCCCTGAAACATATTTAAATTCAACCGGGGAAAGCGGACCAATACGCAGCATATGCCGACCAACAAAATCTGTTTTAACACCCTCCAGGGTGAACTCCCCTCCACCCTTAATCCAGAAGGCATCATTCGCAATGTTGCCGAAGGTGCAGTTTTCATAGCGCATATCTTCGCCGAAATTGTAGAATGCTTCTGGCACCTCCATCCCGTTGTAGCAGCGTGAGAAATAACAATCCCTGAAGCCGCACATGAAGGTGTAATAAGTTCCCCAACGATGGCTGGTATGAAAGCCAGTTATTTTCATACCGCAAATCGTCAGGTTCCTGACGTCGAGTTCACACAGAACATCATTACCAAAGACGATCCCCACAGTTTTAATCGTAGGATTACCGCTGGAATCCAGTGCATAGCCAGGACCGCGCAGCTTCATCCTCTGTCCGTCTATTGGAAAGAAGGGATTATTTCCGACCGCCTGATTCCAGTATGTACTGGTTGCGCCTTTCCAGCTTGTTTCGGCCTGATACATAGCCTTTGTCAGTAGAGGAAAATCCTGATTCGAAACTCTGAAACAATAATCATCAAGAAAGTCCCCCGCCTCAAAATATGGTCCACCAACGGTGCCGCAACTGATAAAAGGCGGCAGGTCTACTTTCTCTGTTATTTTAAATTCACAGATAAAGTTAGTCGGCACTATTTTAATGATGCTGGCTACGTTGTTAACCCTTCCATTGGCAACGACCTTATTAATGATTGCGTCCCTGGCCTTTTTTAATACAGGACTAAAGTTTGAACCATCAACGAGAAGACCAGCCAGTCTCAGATCGTACCCCTGGCTGATATCAGCTTTCCATCGGGCGCCACCTGGCGTTACAAAGATTGAAATGCCATCGTCCGGTGACGTTGTGTCTGTCGGATCATGCGTAAGAATGGCATTGACGGTGGCCGCCCCTGCGGCCGCCCGCTCCAGAATGATGGACTGCCCGTTATAGGAAGGTTCGATGGCTCTGAGGGTGGAAATGTTGGGGCATTTTCCAACCAAACTGAACCCTTCGCTTGAACCCAGGTTTACGCGAACAATATCGGCAATTTACAATCAGCCTTTTCAAAGGATTGCATAATGCTGATTGGCTACGCGCGGGTGTCTACCGGCGATCAAAACCTCGATTTGCAGAAAAACGCGCTGGTTCGCGCAGAATGTGAGCAGATTTTCGAAGACACAGCGAGCGGGAAAAATGCCAGACGCCCAGGGCTGAGACGTGCTATTCGTCGTTTAAAACCTGGTGATTCTCTCGTGGTCTGGAAGCTGGATCGCCTTGGGCGTAGTGTTCGTGACCTCATCACTCTGGTGTCGGAGCTGCAGGCGCGCGGGGTGAATTTTCGCAGCCTGACCGACTCGATCGACACTTCGACGCCAGCAGGGCGATTCTTCTTCCACGTCATGAGCGCCCTGGCGGAGATGGAGCGCGAGCTGATAGTGGAGCGCACCCGAGCCGGGTTGGCTGCAGCGAGGGAGCAGGGGAGAGTCGGCGGCCGCCGCCGGGTAATGACTGAAGAAGTGGTGGAGAGATGCCGCAGAATGCTGGAGAACGGCGCAACCCGGCACCAGATCGCAGATGTGATAGGGGTGGGAGTGAAGACGATCTACAAATACTTTCCTGCTGCCGTCCGTGATCAAGGATTCCTGCCCTTCCCGTGATATGTAACATTTGAGATAATAAGTTATTTCAGTTTTGAAAACAGTTTGGTTTGTTCGTGAACGGTAAGAAAACAATAAGTTTTGAGCAATTTTTAACTATTAACAGCAATCTTGTTTCCATCTCAGATACATGGGCTGACTTGTGGGCGTTAGTTTTTCACACGGGTTTAAGCGCTGGAAGGCTGCTGAGTATTCGATATGATGATATTGATGGTGACTTGATACTGATACGAAAACAGGGTCACCTGAAGGAGCTACGTGTTGAATCAACCCCTCCAGTGGAGGCGATGATTGCTCGTAGAAGAGAACGCTATCCAGAAGATGTTTATTTATTTCAGAGTCATTCTAACCGTGTGAAGTACCATCGCCGGCCGGTCACTATAATTGCTTTCAACGCCGCTTTACGTCGCGCCGCTAGATCATTACCAGACGTTAACGTAAGCAGTAGTAGCGCGAGAAACATACCGGACTAACCGCCTGTCCATTAGCGTGTGGCCGATGTGACAGGCGTGGGGGTGAAGACTATTTACAAATATTTTCCGGTACAATACGGCGATAAAAAATCCCCTTGAGCAGGCACACTCAAGGGGAAAATACTACATAACATCATTGCTGTGTGCGTCTTTGCGCTCGTCCATCTTCTAAGAAGATGCCTAAAGTTTCCAGATATTTCTGGTCTGAGTTGTTACATCATGGAGGAGGTGCCGATGTGATAGGTTAAGAGCGAAGACGGTCTGTAAGTACCTTCCGATGTCGAGGAACAAGGATCATGAATTTGAGTCTATACCATCCCAATTCATACATTCTTTGTAAGTCTATGAAATATTGAGCAGAGTATTCTGTTCGAAATGAACCATATGGAATAGCCAAAGGCTAAAATGCCCAGCGTAAAAACAACAATCAGCAAGTCCGTCTGTGACATCTTATATCCATTTTGCAGTAGCAGGTTTTGAGAAAAGATAGTTCAAAGCAGGCACATAGACAACATAATCACTAAGTGAAACCAATATCAGGGGCTCAAAGGTGACTGATTTCCCCCTCTGTGTTCCTGATTGATAGTTAAAACCTCTATTGATCAGATTAGCGAATAAAACTACTGTATATAAAAACAGTATTTTGTGAGCGAGTTTATTATGCAGTTCTACACGCCCGTTGAGTTACGCCAGATCATGCTGCTCCCGTTGTACAGTGACCTTGTGCAGTGCGGCTTTCCTAGTCCAGCGCAGGATTATGTTGAGCAACGTATTGATCTGAACGAGTTGCTCGTTAACCACCCAAGTGCGACGTATTTTGTCAAAGCCGCCGGCGACAGCATGAAAGACGCAGGCATAGGGGAAGGTGATCTTCTGGTCGTGGATAGCTCAAGAACAGCAGTTCATGGCGATATCGTTATTGCTGCTGTGGATGGGGAATTCACCGTTAAGAAGCTGCAACTCCATCCGCGAGTTCAGCTTAACCCAATGAACCCTGCATATTCGCCGATAGTCGTTGGTAGCGAGGATACTCTCGATGTGTTCGGGGTCGTAACTTACATCATCAAATCGGCTGGCTGAGATGTTTGCACTTTGCGATGTGAACTCATTTTACGCATCGTGCGAGACCGTATTTCGTCCTGACCTGAAAGGGCGTCCGGTGGTCGTTCTGTCAAACAACGACGGCTGTGTGATCGCCCGCTCGCCAGAAGCGAAGCCCTTCGTCAAAATGGGCGAGCCTTATTTCAAGCAAAAGGACATGTTTCGCCGGCACGGTATTATCGCGTTTAGCAGCAACTATGAGCTTTATGCTGATATGTCCAACCGAGTAATGACAACGCTTGAGGAACTCTCTCCACGCTGCGAAATTTACAGTATTGATGAGGCATTTTGCGACCTGACAGGAGTTCGGAATTGTCGCGACCTTACCGACTTTGGCAGGGAAGTTCGCGAGACGGTTCTGCGCAGGACGCACCTCACGGTCGGTGTCGGCATAGCCCAGACTAAAACCCTGGCAAAGCTGGCCAATCACGCGGCGAAACAGTGGCAGCGGCAGACCGGAGGAGTGGTGGACCTGTCTAATCTGGAAAGGCAGAGGAAGTTGATGGCTTTGCTTCCGGTGGATGAGGTCTGGGGCGTCGGGCGCCGCATCAGTAAAAAACTGGAGGCCATGGGGATTAAAACGGTACTGCAACTGGCGGATACCGATATCCGCTTTATCCGGAAGCATTTCAACGTCGTGTTGGAAAGAACTGTGCGGGAGCTGCGCGGCGAACCATGCCTTGGGCTTGAGGAGTTCGCGCCGGTAAAGCAGGAAATCGTGTGCAGCCGTTCGTTCGGCGGTCGTATCACTGAATACCATGAAATGCGTCAGGCAATATGTTCATACGCATCGCGGGCAGCGGAAAAACTCCGCGGCGAGCATCAGTATTGCCGCTTTATCTCTGCATTCGTCAAAACCAGCCCCTTTGCGCTGAACGAGCCGTATTACGGGAACAGTGCATCAGTAAAGCTGCTTATACCGACCCAGGATAGCCGGGACATAATTACCGCGGCGACAAAATGCCTCGATGTAATCTGGCGAGAGGGGCATCGCTATCAGAAAGCAGGCGTTATGCTTGGGGATTTCTACAGCCAGGGCGTAGCGCAGCTCAACCTCTTCGACGACAACGCACCACGGAAGAATAGCGAGAAACTGATGGAAGTTCTCGACCATCTCAACGCAAAGGATGGCAGGGGGACGCTGTATTTTGCAGGGCAGGGGATCCAGACTGCCTGGCAGATGAAGCGGGAAATGCTTTCGCCTCGGTACACAACGAGATACAGCGACTTGCTTAAAGTTAGGTGATTCAATCCATTAATTTTGACATGTGTTATTGCTGGTTCAGTGGCTAGTGGAGTCCGCTATGAGCGAGGAGCGAAAGTTCGCACTAATCAGTCAACAAAAAAACTACATTAAGCGGTGGTGATTCATCTAGTGTTTGATCTGAGAAAACGGTGGACTTGCATGATTTTATGCTGAACTAACATCTTGAATTTTAGCAAGTATTATTCTTCCATCAGGGACATCGCTGACAGATTAACAAGTGTTCCCTCGACAATTAGTTGCGAGATCAAAAGGCATGGAGGTGCAAGACATTACTGTGCTTCAAAAACGAATAAGGACGCATGGAGCAGTGCTCTGCGACCAAAAGCTTGCAAGCTAGTTGAATGCCCGGCATTGTATAAAATCATTGCAAAGAAGAGCATCAGGACTGGTCGCCGGAAAAAATTGTGTGTTTTTAATTAACATATAAATGATTTCGATATAACAATTTAAATATTCACATAGAGGTTTTGACTTGATGGATACATTAAAGAATTTAAACATAGCAGGTAAAAATTATAGTTTGTGTGCCAAGACAGTTACAGATAATAGCCCTACCCCAACGACACCGAGCCCTATTGAATCAGAATTAAGAATTGCATTTGGAATTTCATCTGACTGGACTCGTAGAGCATCATTAATGAGACCTATCGATTATAATAGTAGAATAATGCGTAACTCATCAAAGACACCATCTGTAGGAGAGATGATAAGATTTGGTTTATCTTGGTCTGGGATGAATGCCCTTTTCTGTAGAAACTCAATAATGAATTTATTTACAACTTCAGTGCCAGCTTCAGAATTAAAAAGATTCAAACTTTTATATAACAGCTGTAACATTGATCTTGTTAAAATGAGCTCGCGCCTTACCAACCTTCACAATATACTTAGCACCACCACGACGTCTTACGTACCGGGGCATGCTCCCGGAACACGATTGCCAATTTTACAAGTGCTATATAGTAAGTACACTCCAATCCAGTATCAAACGATGTCGACTGGTAATGTCATAAATCAGTGCTTAATATCAGGGAATTATTCTTCTTTAGATATGCCGACGCTTGTATACTTGATGAGAAACTGGTCAGTTCATGGAGGCGTTTTAGGAAGCAATTTTAGAAGTGTGCCTAGATTTAACTTATATATAGATACTATTAATGAAGCGCTGTCTGATATTCATTTGGAGATATCCAAAGAACTTCTTACTAAACTTTAAACTTAAGTCAATTAGAGCTTTTTATGCTCATTATTATAAGGAAATTCAAAGGTATAGTGCTAGCACTTTCCTTATATAACCTAATTTTCAGTTCGAAACAGGATGCATCTCGACGCTTGCATCCTTGTCCAAATTACATGAGCACTCTTCACAATAATATCTCCAGAAAATCAGGGGCGCGTCAGTAATAAACATCTGCTTCTGGCGCTTAGTGCGGTCGGGATCAAGCTATAGGTTTTTAATAGCTTCAATCAATTCCGCCCCCTGATTCTTAACGTTACCCACCGCGCGGGAAACGGGGTGCCATGTGAAACGGTCTGCTGGTACCGTACCATCTGCAATTAACTCCTCAGCGTTTTTCCCTCCGACATCCTGCCTCAACCATTCGCGTGCTGCTTCCGGCGTCAGAACCAGCGGCCGGCGGTCGTGAATATCGACCAGCCCCTGATCGGCCGCAGCGGTCACAATCAAAAATCCCTCTGCATCATCCCCACGCTCGAAAGGAACGCTACCGATCGCAGCCATGAATATTGGCTGGCCATCAGCACGATGAATGAAATAGGGCTGCTTCTTGTCGCCTTCACGCTTCCATTCAAACCAGCCATCGGCAAAACAAATTGCTCTCCCATGTTGCCACAGAGGTTTAAACATTCTGCTGCTGGCTGCGGTCTCAACCCTGGCATTAATCAATGGTGGTTTATCCCACCACCCTGGCGCGTAACCCCAGAGGACCGGATCAAGGTGCAGCTGTTCGTCGCGTTCGCTAAGGAGCAAAACCTTTGTCCCTGGCGCCACATTGTAACGTCCAATCGGCTCAGGATCGTATGCAATGTCGCGCTCGGCTTCATCCGCCAGGTATGCCAGGTATTCTTCACGGGTTTGGGCTTGCGCAAAACGTCCACACATAGAAACCTCCAGTCAGTAAGACTAAAAGTATAGACGCTGCGAGTGATGGCCAACTGATGGGCTTTCCTAGGGAAGGCCGTTATCATGAAAGAGTGGTGCGCACCGAATATTACATGATTAATGCAGGAGATGATGCCATGGGAGGATAGTGTCGTAAACATGCACTTTTTCTTTCTGGAAAGCTGCTCGCAAAAGAGGGGCATAGAAGGGGCATCGGATAAGAAAAAGGGGCAAAAAAGGGCATTAAATTCGTAGGCTGGCGTCGGTTGGCGTTGTTGGTATGGGGTAATAACTGACTGTATTAGAAGATAAAATTAATAAATTCAGGGGCTTGAAATTATTTGGGAAACTTATCGATGTTGTATTTTTCTTTTTTACTGATTTCTTGATTTTGCAGCATGTAATAGTGGCTCAATTCATAGTGTGGCATCAGAAGAGCACGCGTTCTGCCAGCCTGGACAACGTGGCGCTGGCGCGTAGCAATTAATGAGGTCTGACAGACAACCGTGGCGTGTATGGTACGGATTCAGGGGCAGAATGTCAGCATCTTTCCGGCACTTTCCGCTGCGGGCAGGCAGGCGGAGGCGGTGTAAGCGGAAATAAAAAGCCCGCCGGGCGGCGGGCTGTGGCGTTAACGCACCACCAGGACTGAGCACTCGGCGTGGCGGACCACCGCGGCGGCGTTGGAGCCCAGCAGATAGGTGGTGATATCTGGCCGGTGCGACGCGATGATCACCAGGTCGGCGGGTAGCGACTTGGCCAGCGCGAGGATCTTATCTTTTGGCGACCCTTCGGCGACGTGAAAATGCATCCGATCTTCCGGGATGGAAAATTGTTTGGCGATCTCTTTAAGCTGCGTTTCCGTTCCTTCGCGCAGCTCATCCATACCCGGCAGTTCGGCGGTGTAAGCCATTCCCAGTGAGGCATAATAGGGCAGGGAAGGGATCACGGAGAGGAAATGGACCTCGGCGTCGTCAATCCGTGCTTCCGATTCAACGTGACTGATAATGCGTTCAGTAAATTCTTTATCAGAGATATCGATAGGGACAAGAATCATTCTGCTCAT